TAATTTCTAATGGTTTTATAGGTAAGTCTTCACAAGCATACAAAAGAATTTACCCTCCAATTTTAGATGCTTTGCAAAAAGAAGAAAAAGTGTTTATAGAATATATACATATAGACAATTTTACCAATAATTAATTAACCCTTGCCAAAGGGTTCACAAAGGGTTATTTATACCCTACATAATAAAGCTAAAGATAAAGCTAAGGTTATAGTTAAAGATAAAGTTAAAGTTAAAGATATGAGCATTTTAGGAAAGATTTTTAGTAGTGGTGCAAAAGAATTAGTAGAATCTGTTGGCGGTATAGTCGATGAACTACACACATCAAAAGAAGAAAAAGCAGAACTTAAACATAAGTTTGAGGAAATGATAATGTCTTACGAAGCTAAGATGCAACAAGAGGTAACTAAGCGTTGGGAAGCAGATATGCAAGGTAATTGGCTTACAAAGTCTATAAGACCCCTTACACTAGCTTTCTTGATGGTTGTATTAACTACATTTACTTTAGTTGACTTTGGATATGTAGATATGGATATTAAAGATTCTTGGATTGACCTATGGCAAATTTTAAGTATTACTTGCTTTGGTGCATACTTTGGTGGTCGTTCCTACGAGAAAGTTAAGAAATAGTTTGTAACTAAACATTTTTTAATTATATTTGTTTTCGATTTTGTTTTAATTCCCGACTATCTAAGGTCGGATTCATTTTGGGGAAAATGTTGGAATGGGGTGTTTAACGACACTCCATTTTTTTTTATTACTTTTTTTTAGTAAATTGCGGAATGAAACAATTTAGACCTAGACTTACCGAATCGGAATATTTAACAATACAAAAAATGCGTGAAGAAGAAACTCGTAACGTATTGATTGTGGGAGATTTACACGCACCTTTTATCAAAGGACAATGTAATGATGGCGAATCTTACTTAGAGCATTGCATTGATGTTTACAATAAAAATAATTGTAATGATGTAATTTTTATCGGAGATTTGGTTGATTCACATTTTAGCTCGTTTCACGAAACACATCCTGACGGCTTTGGTGCAGGAGAAGAATTAGATAGAGCAATAAATCAGCTAAAGTCTTGGCACGAAGCGTTCCCAAACGCTAGAGTATGTATTGGTAATCACGATGCTATTATATCTAGGAAGGCGGTATCTATGGGAATCTCTCAAAGATGGCTTAAAGACCTTAATGTAGCACTAGAAGTTCCTACTTGGGAATTTGTAGATAGCTTTGAACAAGATGGTGTCATCTACACACATGGAACAGGTTCATCAGGTGCAAGAGGTTGCCACAATAGGGTTGTAAATTGGGGGAAATCAGTTGTGCAAGGTCATATTCACACAGAATGTTCTGTTTCTTGGCATTGCACTAAAGTCGCTAGACACTTTGCTATGCAAGTAGGATGCGGTGTAACGGACTCAAACCAATACGCTATGGCATACGCTAAGAATTTCACTAAACGCTCTATAATAGCTTGTGGTGTTGTCTTAAACAACGGAACTCTACCAATCACATATCCAATGGACTTAGGTAAAAAATAATTTACCCTAGTAAACCAAACTTTCTTTAATCTTTTCTTAATTTATATTAGGTTTATTAAATAATTGTTGTAAATTTGCAGCAGTTATTAACATTTAAAACCCCAATTATGGAACAAGTTGAAGTACAAAAAGTAAAACTAGGAGATGTATTATTCTTATTAGACAATAAGATTGAAATAATAGAACACCTACTTAGAGAAGATGAGCAATCAGAATTACAATACAGAAGTCTTTGCAATGGAACTGCTGCCGATAGCGTAAACAAGGTTATGGCAGAGTTTTGCAACGGAAAGGTTTATGCTCGTAATCACGCTTTAGAAAAAATCAAAGAATTTAGAAATACATTAACTAACCTCAAATAAAATTATTATGTCAGAAACTAGAAAAGAAACACTAAGAAGATTGTTTACTGCAAACAATTTAGTAGCAGAAGATGTTTATAAGCATCAACACTATACTATTATCACAAGAGCAGGCATCGACAAAATTCAAGCCAATTCAAGCATTAACATTAATTATGATGTAGTAGAATGTAGTCCTAATTTTTGTGTAGTAAAAGCTACTGCAACATCTACCGATGGAAAGAAGACCATACAAACATTTGGCTCGGCTCTAAAGGGTCAAGGATTTAAAGATGGTAATTGCAATACTTGGTATGTAATGGAGATGTCAGAAAAAAGAGCAATGAGTAGAGCCGTACTAAAATTAGCAGGATTCTATGAATTAGGAATATTTGGAGAAGACGAATCAGAAGACTTTAAGAAAAGTTAATGTCTGATTGGATAGATGATATACTTGAAAGTGAGCCTATCAGTAATTCACAGATAGCAATTATTGAGGGTTTACTTACAAGTGTTCCTTACGAACCTGACGAACTAAGAGATATAGAAAATGGTATGCTACATCTTAGTTACATAGAAGCAAGTAATTTAATTTACAGGCTAAAAGAAGACCACATACCAAAAGACCCAAGAGAACAATTTAAAAAGATATTTAGATATGGCAATTAAAAAACACGCAATGACTAAAGAAGGTGCAATAGTAACTATTACTAGGCATCAGATAAAACAAATCGAAGAAAACAAAAACGTAAAAGGAATAGAAGCAAACTTTGTTAAGTTCTATATGGAATACGAAGATGAAAAAATACAAAACATATACAAAGAAAACTTTGGAATAGAATTAGTAATAGTAAAAGATAGATAAAATGAAAAAAGCAAGAAACGAATTTGAGGTGTTAATGAGAACACAAGGAGTTACAAAAAGAGAGTTTGGTCAAATAACAGGAGTTAGTGGCACAACGATAGATAAGTATTTAGAAAACCCTACTATGCTAAGACTAAAGCACTTGTCTTTAATAGCAGAAAGTCAGAACATAGAAGAAGAAAAGCTGCTTAACATTATAAACTCTACTAAAGATGACTTATAGGATGCAAGTATTACAATCTACAATATGCAATCAATACAACATTTCTGCTGCTCAACTGCATAGCGGCTCAAGAAAGTCAGAGATAGTTAGTGCAAAAAGAATGTTATTTTTCTTTGCTAGGAAACATTTTAAGAAAACCTATCAAAACATTGCCGATATGTTCGGTATGAATCACGCTTCTGTAATTCATCACGAGAGAAAAATGGAGGGATTTCTTACTTTTGACAAACAAGAGATGAAAAATTACATTGCGGTTAGAGATATGGTATTTGACGAAAACTCTTTTATAGACATACAAGACGAGTACGATTGTCTTTGGAGAGAAAAAATACTTATTGAAGATAGAATGAGTGAGATTAAAAATGAAATTAATTTATTAAACAACAAAAACAATTATAATTATGGAAATTAACGGAAAGTTAGAAGCAAAATTTGAAACAAAAGAGTTTTCAAGTGGATTTAGAAAAAGAGAATTTGTTATCAATACAGGTGGAGAATATCCACAGGCTATTAAAATGGAAGTCGTAAAAGACAATATTGAGAAGTTAGATGCTATTGAAGTAGGAACAGAAGTAACGTGCAAGATAGACATTAGAGGTCGTTTGTACGAGGGAAACTACTATAATAATATATTGGCTTGGGCGGTAAATGTAGGTGCTACTACAAATACTGAAAAAGCATCAGAAAAAAAAGAAGTTGAAAGCGACTTACCCTTTTAAGGTAAGGAACTTAATAAAAGTATTTGATTGTGAAGTCGAACACTAAAAGGAAGAACGTAAAGAGGGTGGATAGCTTGTTACACAAGAACGCTGCCCTCAATTCTTCACTCGGAATGGATAGCACTAAAACCGAGATTGAAGCCGTTAGAAAGCAGATAAGAGCCAATATAAGGCTAATTAAAGATTTATGTATCTATACATACGAAATTATAAACATAGACGATAACCATAAAACAACTCATTAAATGAATTATAATAGCACAATTAAAGACTACACAAAATTAAAAAAGTTTAAAACTAAATTAAAAAGAAATTTAGCAAAACTATTGTATTGGTATGGATGGGAAGTAAAAGACATAGCAAAGATGTTTGGTTTAAGTAAAACAAGAATATATCAATATTTGAAAAAATGAAAAATGATTAACCTAAAAGGTAAAGGAAAATGAAGTTTGAAACCCCAAAAGATTTTGCTAGACAAGAGAGAGCAGCCAAAACTTTTTGCAACGAATATGCTTATTGTTATTCTAGTCAAGGAGATTTTAGTTCGGTAGACTATGAAATGAAAAATGAAAACTTTGATAGAATCTGTGGATTTGAGGTAAAAGGCTGCCCGAATCAAAGTATTGATAGCCACGATTATTGTATAGTTTCTATGAAAAAGATTGTTGATTGTCAAGAAGAACAAATTAAGTACGGAAAGCCTGTTGTTATTTCTTGGGCATTTGATGATGGCATACTATATGAAAGAATAGATAATCTATCAGGAACTTTTAAGAAGGGAGGAAGAAAACCACGCAAAGGTTCTGTTCACGACCAAGAGATGATAGTTTATATTGAAAGAAATAAATTAAAATTAATTTGGTATTAATAAAAATAAGTTTACCTTTGCATAGAATTTAACCCCAAAACATTAATACAATGGCAAAAAGAATGACAGATACGGACAAGTGGAAGAAACGCTTTGTTCGTGAACTAACCCCTCAACACAAGCTACTATGGTTCTACATATTAGACGACTGCAACCACGCAGGAATTTGGGAAGTAGACATTGAAGTAGCATCAATAAGAGTTGGAGAAAATTTAATTTACGATATGTTACCTCAATCTTTCCTAGACAAAATAGTAATTTTTGACGATGGAGATAAATGGTTTATACCCGACTTTATTGAGTATCAGTATGGAGAGTTAAATCAAAATTCAAACGTACATAAATCTGTTTTAAACCTACTTAACAAATATAATCTTGAAGGGTATCTGAAGGGTTCACAAAGGGTAGAAAGTACCCTTAAAGATAAAGATACAGATATAGTTATAGTTAAAGATAAGGCTAAGGCTAAAAGGTTTACTAAGCCAACTATTGAAGACATAAAAGAATACTGCATTGAAAGAAATAATTTTGTTGATGCAGAAAAATTCTTTGATTACTATTCTTCTAATGGTTGGAAAGTAGGAAAGAATCCAATGAAGGATTGGAAGGCATCTGTAAGGACTTGGGAGAAGAACTCAACGTCAGAGCAATCGAAAGGAAAGGTTCAGCAATCACTAGACACTTGGCAAGAAGCTAGACAAATGATAAACAATGGATAAGAGCAAACAAATTTGGAGTAGGTATAACAAAGACCTAGAGCAGCTAAATGTCGATTGTGTTGATTTGTTAAGCAAATGTTATATTATGCTCGGACAAAGACCTGATGCTCAACAAGTAGTTATGATGAGTAAGATGCTAGTAGACGACCTAACAAGGTTCTACGGCTCTATGGAGATGGAAGAAGTAGCTTTTGCATTTGAGCAAGGCATAAGACACTCTGAAAGTGGTGGCTTTGTAAACGTAAGGAGTTGGAATATTTGGCTTAAAGAATACAAGGCAAAGGCTCAACTGCAAAGACAACAAAGATTAGTTACTGACTTTCAGAAAAGTCAACAACAACAGAATTTAATAACGGAAACAATTAATAAAGCAAAAAGATTAAAATAATGGGAATTTATAAACACATACAGAATATTTGTAAAGACGATAAAGATGGAATCTCTTATGTAGTAGTTCCAAAGATAATTAACTCAGACGTAGGATTTCAGCTAATGTTTGGTAGGCTACTACCTAAAGAGCCTGTTAGCGTTAGACCTATAAGGAACGAAGAAAGCATAAAAGTATCAGACCATTACCAAAACTATTAGTAAGATGGCTAAAAGACCAATACATCTAGCAAAAGTTTATTACAAGATAGCCAACAACAAGACGACTAATAAGAAATGGTTGTCAAGGCTTGACGAGATTTTTGTTACAACCCAAGACCTTATTGAGTTAAATGCAGACAAAGATATTCTTTCTAAGTTAGCGAACAGGTGCAGCAAAAAGGTTACAGACATAAGCATAGACATAAAAGCAATAGAATTAATAAGTAAACATGGATATACAAATGACAGATTCTAAAAAGATATTAATAAGCATTGGAAGTCCTATTGTTCATCAAGGAAATATAGATGAAATACTAAGAATTATTAAAGAGTTTAACAATAAAACAAAAAAAAATGACTGAAATTTACATAGCACTTGCAATAATCGGTGCAGCAATTACTTTTTTTCTTCTTCTTCACGAACATAGAAAAGATGTCAGATACAAAAAGCAAAAAGAGTGGTTGAACAAGAAATAATTATCGTTGCTATAACATTTGTTTTCTCTATTTTATACCTTATATTAGCTCAAAATAGAAAAGATGGCAGAGAAAAGTGGTAATACAGAAGAAAGAGTACAAATAGCAATAGTTAACTACATAAAGCTACAATATCCTAATACTCTGTTTACTGCCACTATGGGTGGTCAGTTTCAAAAACATTTTTCTCAAAGGCTAAAGGCTAAGAGAACAGGATATTTAAAAGGAGTATCAGACTTATTAATCTTTGAGCCAAACGAAAAGCACAAGGGCTTGTTTATAGAGCTTAAAAAAGATAAGAAATGCTACGCATCCAAAGAACAGAAAGAGTTTATTACAAAGGCTTTGGATAGGGGGTACTATGGTGTTGTGGCAAAAGGTTTTGAGCAATGCAAAGAAATTATTGATAAATATTTTAAAAACGAATTATGATGGATAAGAGTAAACACTATTACGACTACACTAGAAACTGCTCTTGCGGTGGTGCTTGTCTATGTAGAAAGATAGAAGAACAAAAGGAAGACATTTCTGTTCCTAGTTATTACATAGGAAACAATGGCTATGAAGCAAGGAAAGTTATATCGGGATTTGATTTATCCTACAATGTAGGAACTGCCACAACATATCTTTTACGTTGTGGAAAGAAAAAAGAACAAGGAATGACTGACAAAGATAAACACATTGAGGACATAGAAAAGGCTATGAACCATTTGAGATTTGAACTAGAAAGACTTAAAGATGGAAAATAAAGATATTAAAGTATTGGTTATAGAGCAGCTAATTGTTCAGTACAAGGAAATGCAAGAGAAAGAGGACTACTCTTTTGTAACAAAAGACACTTTGCTAGAAGAAATTTCAAGATTAGAAATGATGGTAAAGTATATGGATAAATTTAAAGATGCAGAGCCAACAACAGAGATAGAAACTGCGGAAGTAACTGCTAAAGAAACAGAAAAAGATGAGCATTAATATATACGACAGAAAAGATATGCGTGGAGGTGGATATGCCAAGCGTAAGTTTACACTTGAAGAAGCGGAATCTATACGACAAGAGTATAAGTTGGGCGGCATAAGTCAGAACGAATTGGCTAGAAAATATGAGGTTTCTCAACCTATTATTAATATGTTATTGAAAGGAAAGACATATAATAAATAACGTACCGCGATTGGTATTGCACTATACACGACAAATTGTCGACACTTCAAAATGTTAGCATCTAATAATTTTTTTCCCTAGTAACTGAAAGTTTTTTAATTCTTTTTTAAAAAAGTTGTTGTTTATTTAAAATATAGTTGTATGTTTGTCAAAGCAAAACAATTAATAACAACTAAAACACAAGAC